CCTATTCTAAAAGACGCCGTGACATTCACGGGTTTCCTAATTAACTAAATCATGATTAAAATACCTACGTTTGCTCAGTATCGTTGTTCACTCTTTCGTCATGAAGCGTTGCACCTGGTCCATCTCCGCTCGTAAGTTCACTTCGAGTCGGGCTAATGCTGACTTCGTTTTGCTTTGGAAGTCTATCATTGCTCTTCGGTCTTTTTCCTTTGCCGCTAGTTCTCGCTCGGTTCCTTGATTTCTCAGTTGCGCTCGGACCTGGTTGTTCATCAGGGAGAGGTGTTGGTTCTGCCTTCTGGTCAGGTTCGACTTGAACTGCTCGAATAGTACCATCGTTCTGTGGCTGCTTACTTCCACGGTGACTAGGTTGTCTGGCCTTGGGATGGGCTTGCTTCGGGGCAAGCAGGCGTGTTTTTCTACTGCGTCTGTCTGGTCCAACACGTCCGTGTAAATCGGAATCGTGTCGTACTGGTCGCTTGTTGTTGCCTTTTCCATTCTTTCGGTCTGCCTCAGTCCACTTTTTATCGTATGCTTTAATTCGGCTTTTCGCTTCGCTCGAGATACCGTTGCTAGGTTTCTTGGTGCAATCTTTGTTATCTGTTGATGATTCACTTGGAGTTTGCTTGTCTTGACTAACTGTGTCTACAATACGATCCACTGAATTCGGCCCGTCGAACAACTGTGCTTTAAAACTAGGTGGTGGCGCTTGAAGAGGTAAATAAGGAATCTTCATCACATCGCCAGTATACTTATTCAGCTTACTGATATACGATCCAATGGAAATCCCCAAAGACCTCTCCACAGCTCCAGCCATCAGGTCACGATCATTTTGTGGCCATGGTTCTGCGCGGTTGTCGCGATCACGAATCCAGAACGAAACGTCGATACTGTCAGTGTTGGTAAGTTCAACAGCATCGTTTGCGTTAGTTATCTTTACGTTGGTCTTCCCCACGTTTCGGAGGTAGCATTTACACCATTCTGCAATGACAGGTGTCTTGAAGTCAGTGGCCAAATAGCCTGCTGCCTTGTTGATTCCTGCCACGCTAATATCAGTGACTGTGTCAACTGTTGTATTAATCTTGGCGAGCGCCCTCAGAGGATCCGCTACGGACGTTTCAGTGTGCCATATATCGGGGAAGATGCGTGACAAGAAACTTAGGTCGTGTACTTTGTTTGTTTTCATTACAGGATTCACTTTCAATGTGAAGCCCAAGAAATCAGATGTCCTTTCTAATGCTGCTTTCGTGAAATGGCTGTTTAAAACCGCATCATCTCCGTAGTAGACTCCCAGGTTGTCATATGCTTCATCGTGATTGTATTGCATCTCTCTAAGAGTTGCATATGAAACAAATGCGTTGATCAACGTGTTGCCATCTGTCGTCAACGGGGAACCAGACAATCGAGAAAATTGAGCGTCATACTTAACACTGAACCTTGTATACGCTTTCGCATAGTACTCATCTTCGAAAAGTTGAGTCAGCTCAGGTAAGCACTCCGTAGCACACCATCGTTTATAGATCGGGAACTCCACATTATTGCGGATCCACTCATTAACGCACGAGTCCATCTTCGTGAAGTCAGACTCAAACAGTACATCGTGACCAGCAGCCATCGCAAACAACTTTGCAGCTATTTGTTTTGGTGTTTTGGTCGGCATATACCATGCTAACTCCGCTAAGATATCTTCTTTTACGGCATAAGTGTAACCAGCAAGGCGCACCACATGTGTTTGTGTGCAACCACTAATGTTACGTGGTGCCTTAACAGTGGGGTAGGGTTCCCGCTTCTGAAAAGCCATCACTCGAAATCGATCTCTAAGGCGATAACGCACTCTCTCATTTCTCAATCGCT